TGCACTCTTATTTTTCTTTGGATCAGCAGAATAAAGTCCATCATGGGATCATTAAATCCCACTCCTAACCCGTCAATACTCTTGGTCAAGGTTTTTCTAAATTTTGATAAATCAAAGGCTTTTGTAGCCATAAGTTAATTCTCCTAATGATGATGTAAGGGGACCGAAGTCCCCTTGACTTTTACTTCTGACGATTACGAATCATTGCCAAGATATCTTGAGCACGTGAATCGCCGCCGGCACTTGCTTCAGCTTTTGCCGCTGGTGCAGGAGCTGACTTGACTGTTGGTGCAGGAGTGTCATCTTCGTCATCATGTGATGCCGCTGGTGCTGGTGCGGCCTTTGGAGTTGATTGCTTTTGTGGATCGCCGGTGTTCTGACTCATACCAGCTGGCTTGAAGTATTGACCCCAACGTTCCATATCATATGGCTCGCCGTCAACTGACGCTTCAAACATTTCCTTCATCACCTTAAGCTCAACGTCTGTTGGCTTCTTAGGCAGGAAGTCGTTTAGATTAAACAAACCATGCTCTTTAATTGCCGCTTGTTCCTGATCATTCAAAGGACGCTCACGACGACTCCAAGTACTGGTTGAGTAGTCAGCATATCCGCCTTTTGAACCTTTCTTCATACGATAGTCTAAGCCATGTACAAAGTCAGTTGGCAAATCTTCCAATTCTGGATCAACTAATGCTGAACGAATTGATGTAAAGATTTGTGGTCCGATGATAAATCTACGGATTGGATTTGCTGGGATTTCTTTTTCAGCAAGGCCGTCTTCTACTACAAAGCCTTGGAAAATATAACTACGTTTCTTCCAATACTTACGACCCATGTCTTCCAACGCAGGGTCTTTGAACCATGCACGAACTTCGGAAAGAATAGGACAAGTATCGCCATACATTTCCACGCATGGTACTTGAACAATAGTTGGTTTGCTTTCTGATTCACCTTTGATTCCGGCGAATGGCAATTTGATCATTGCACGTTCTACCCAGAAAAAAGTGTTGTCGGTGTTTCCGTCTGGAAGGAAGCGTAGAACAGCTTCGTCACCTTCTTTTAGATTCCAGAATGGGTAAATTGAATTGTCCCCACCTGTTCTGTTACCGTCTGAACCACGTGATTCAGCTGCCTTAAGTTTTGCTCGAATTTCAGCCAAAGATGCCATAATAATTTCTCCTTTTATATGCCTTTGTTTGCCTAATATTGTTTTACACCTGTAAAACAAAAAGTGCATACATGTTATTGTACGCACTTTTATTTAGTAAAGCAAGAGAAATTATGCTCTAAATGTGAGCATTTTACTCAATCTTATCTGTGGTTAACCAAACTCACAATACGCTGTAATTCGTTGTAACCAACTGATTCCGCGGTAACCTTAGGAGCAGATCCAGGCGCTGGCTTACCAGTTTTGACTTGTACTGGTGCAGCCGGTGCCGCTGGTGCCGCTGGAGCCGCTGGTGCCGCTGGTGCCGCCGGTGTAACTGATGCGGCTTGCGCCGGGTCTTCTTCACTACGATTTATTGCTTGCTGATATTGATTGTAACTCATGTCATTTGGCAATGCGGCTTTAGTTTTTGCAGTAGGATCTGCAGGTGTTTTAGGTTTTGGCGGCGCCAATTTAACTGCATATGGTTTACCTTTCCAATTAAATTGTTTTTCGCCTTTTGCCCTTGCATCAGCAAATGCTTGATTAAACGTCATGCTATCACGATTAATTGGGCCAGCTGGAGACGCTGGAACCGCTGGAGTTACTGCGGCTGCTTGATTAGGAGCAGTTTGTTTGGAGTTTTTATAATCGCTGTATTGCTTCATCAATCCCGCAATTTCTGGATCACCTTCGCTGTCACCATACGACCGAGCCAATGTGTCTAATTCTTTTTCTTCTTCAGCAGTTAGTGCTTCATTCAATTGACGTGATTCAATTAGGCGTAATTTGTTTAAAAAGTGTGTAGTACTTTCATTAGTAGCGTTGCCAACTGATCCAGTGTAACTACTTCCGCTATTTGTTGCAGCCGCTGCCGCCGGAGCCATTGCCTTTGCCAACAGTTCTTTAAACTTTTGAAGACTCTTGCCCACAGCTTCACCGCTAGCACTGGCAGCGGCTGTTAGATCTTGTGTACTAGGTGCGGCTGGAGTAACACTTGCGGCTTGATTTGTATCATCAGGTGCGAATTTACCTGGACCAAAACCAATATCCATATTTGCTAGGTCTGGTGGTGCTTTTGGCTGATTACTCACAGCCGCTTGTAGCTGGTTATTCCAAGTGGCATTTTTGTTTGCGGCTTCCGGCGCACGGCTAAATGGATTAAGATTCCTATTAAACCAGTTGCGGGTATCTGCTGGTGCTTTTGTTCCGCCCCAGGTTGGGTCAAACGGAATTTCATTGGGATCAGCTTCAGCGGCTGCTTCGTAAACTTTCAAGTATTCTCTCAAGCTACTTACTTTGTCCTTGAGTTGAGCTTCTGTAATTTTTTTCATAATAAGTCCTTTATCTTAGTCCTGCAATTTTAAGCATTGCTGTTAGTTCTGAGCTTTCCATAGCTGGCATATTGCCGCCTTTTGGCATCTTGTCCATAATACCTTTCATCATAGCATGGGGATCCATGTTACCACTAAATCCTGGCATATCTAGCTTCTGTGATCCTTGCGGAACTTTGTCCATCATGCCTTTCATCATATTACCCACATGGCTTTGAATTTGCGAACCCATTTTATCAGGATCGCTAAAATCAAAATCCATATCTTGTCCGTCAGGGCCTGGCATTTTTAATTTCATGCCTTTGGCCATGTCTCTAAACTTGGCCATTGCATCTGCATGGCTAGCTGGTTGTCCGTCTATGGTGCCTGTTTGATTAGTGTTTGATGCAACTGCCGGTATATCTTTAGCAACATTGGAGTCCGATGCTGTTGGCGAATCAAATGGTTGATCACCAGCCAAATTAGCAGTTTCTTGATCCTTGTATTGTTTTACTAGTTCGTCAATGTCAGCATCTGAATGTTTTGCTTTGAAGTCTGACATCAGTTTAGCAAACTCTTCTGCGGACTCGGTAGATGCTTCGTCAATTGTGCTGTGCATACCAGACAAATGTTTGATATGACCCAATTCATCACCTGGTTGATTTACGCTACTCGGAGGATCCATTTTCTTAACCATTTGAATCACACGGCCAACATCTTCCTTAGTTGCATTTTCAAAGTTACCATTCTTAAAGTTGCTGATAATTTTTGTAATAACTCTTGTAGGCCCAATTGTAAAGTTGCCTTCAGTAATAGTAGCATCTCTATTCCAAAAACCACTAATACTCTTTAATATTTCTTCTACACCGCTTTCTTTGGATTTAAATCCAACGCTTGCTGGGTTAATGCCACATTCTTGTAGTGCGCTGAGTAAGGACATTTTCTTGTGCCCAAAATCTAATTCAGTATCTGGACCTGCGCCACATTCAACAGCTTTAATAAGTTTTGCTTTTAATGACGCCATTCCTTCTGCAACTGGTGTTGCTAGTTGCTCTTCTGGCGCAGGAGCTGGTGCTTCAGGAGCTGGTGCTTCAGGAGCCGGTGCGGACGCTTCTGGTGCCGCTGGTGCCGGTGCTTCTTGTCCAGCATCATCAGCGCCGCCAATTTCTTCGTCGCCACTAAAATCTATGGCGTTGGAATTTAAAATTTCTGCAATGTCATCATTGTCCTGTGCAATACGTTCTAACTCTAATTGCACTGTTGCACGAACATCTAATTCAGGATCAGCTTTCTTTAATTCGTCCAATGGAAATAATGCCTCACCTGTCAATGGATCTACTTCAGGCAAATACTTGGACAGCGTGTTGATAATATTAATGTTAGCGCCTGGGCCGCCAGTCATTGGCGCTTGAAATATTCTGTTTAGTTCTTGAATTGCGCTGTTTCTAACTTTTTCATTCTTATCAAAAATACCAAGTCCTTCGTCGTTACCTTCGACAATTCCATTCATGAAGTTCTCAAATTGATCTTCTGGATCAAATGATTCTGTTTTAGGAATGCCTTTTTGTGCAAGAGCTTTTGCGGCATCTTTGCCTGTACGATTAGGATTATTCTTTTTCTTAAAAGCAGATTGTTTTTTGTCAGCATCTTGTTCAGCTTTGTCTTTATACCAAGGAGCAACGTCTTCCTTATCATCTTCTGCCAATAAATCGTCTGCTGATAATTCTTTAACTGGTAACTGTGTTCCGTCAACTAGTCTGTAGATATATGGAAATACTGATTTTAATTCTTCGTTGAATGTGCGAATAGTCAAGCGATCAATCCAGTCATCCATTACCGCTTCGGGAATCATCTGTTCATCTTGGCTTTCAAAAGATTCTGCAAATTGTTCGTAGTATGTGGAACGTTGTAAATTGTGAATTTCTTTTTTAACTGATTCAATACGCTCAATCACTTTGCTGGTAACTTCGCCCATTGCTTCACTTAGTTGTGTTTGACGCCCAACGTAGTTTTTAAATTTACGCAAGCTGGCAAGTTCTTCACTAAGTCCACAAATGTGCATACCAATGCCGTCATAAGGATGTCCACCGTGTTTAATATGTTCTGCAAGAGCGCGAGCACCATTAATATGTTTTGTAGGATAACGAAAACGTTCGCCAGCGGCATTTTCGATATAGATACTTTCAATGTGCATAGTCCTGCCAGCGGCAAGTTCTGTATTAACAGGTTGACTATGTTTAATAACTAATCGCGCTTCGCCTAAATCTTGGTAGCTTATTCTAGCAGTACCAAACAGCTTGTTTTCCATAATTGTATTATCCTTAACTTTTGCTCGAAACTGATAGTCTCTTTTGTCTAAATTACTTTTACCCATGCGTTGAACATCATAATTTAACAGCCTGTTTTTAGCAAATTTTCTAAAACTTCTAATAAATTTAAATGCGCCTGGATGTTGTTTTTCTACAATATCACCGCTAACTTCGATTACTATGCCGTCATCTGTGTCTAGAGTAATAGCTACAGTTCCAATATCTTCGCCGTCTTCTTTGTATTCAAATTCAAAGAATCTAGCCTTTGGAATATCTGTCTTTTTACTCAGCACATTGGCGTTTTCATCTCCAATAGTTATATCAGAGAATCTTGTTTGAATCTTGCCGTATAAATCCAAGGCAATTTTATCTAAATTAGCATCCATGTTATATTTATCCTATGCCCGAGGAAATGAATATAGGCAATGGAGCGTCCCATTCTTCGCCAAATTCTGTGTTTACGCTCAGTGTTTCAAACACCCTAGGATCCCAATCTGCTAACACCACACTCATGCGTATTATCAACAATAATGCACTGACCAAGTCATCGTTTTGCCCAGATTTGGCTTTGAAACTAGTTCCTGATGCAACAAAACTCTTTAGTTCGCTGATTAGCCCTTTGCTAAGGATTTTCATCTTGTTTCCTTCAATAAGGAATTTTACTCTAGCACAAGCTGATATTTTATTGCCAAACGTAGTGTTAAATCCTTTGCGAAATTTGCGAACATGCCCTTTCTTTACAGGCTCACTAACAAACAACCCTGGAAAAGTATCTTCGCCCATGTCTTTAATCACTACTAGAGCCGCTTCGCCCAGTGTGTTATTTTCGCAAGACCAATAGATGCTGTTGGGATATCCTGGCCCGATTTTTTCTTCTAAATTCTTTAAGATATCTCTAAAGATCTTTACTTGATCCTGCACAATGGTCAAATTGTGTTGCCATTCTGCTACCTGTGTAAAACTAGGCAATTCAAACACCTGTATTGCGGCATAGTCGCCACCTGTGCCTAAACTAGGATCCAGCGCGGCCAGATATAGGTTACCGCCTACTGGTTGCTTGTACCATCGGACTTGTCCCATTTTTTCAATAGGATCACGACCCAGCAACTCTGCTAGTTTTAATGAACTAATTAAGGTTTCATCGTAAACCAAGAATTCGCAACCGTATTCTCGACGGAATCGTTCTTCTCCAATACGTCCCAGTTCAACACGTTTCCATTCATCATCACGATCAGGGTGTTCATTCCACTCTGCACGGAAGCCATGAAATCCGTTACGTCCTAACCCATCTGTGCGCACATCTCCGTATTCGTCAAATGTGTCTTGACTTTCTTTCCAAATGACGGCAAACTCATCTTCGTCGCTGTTGGGCGTTGATGTAATAATTGCTCGACCACCAGTTGCTAGTGTTGGGGAAATTGAAGTCCAAAACTCAGTGGCGATATTTGGCTGTACGAAAGCAAACTCATCGCAATATAGTAAGGATATGGACATACCACGACCGGTATTGCCAGTAGTAGTAGCTGATACAATTCTTGAGCCGTTGTCAAAATCTATACTACCTTTGTTGTAGCTGACCACTCCACATCGGATATGGTCCTCGCATAATTCGTATCCGTAACGGATGCGTTGCATGATTTCTTGTGCGCCAGTATATTTGTGTGCGGCCACAAGAATAGTTTGATC